AAAGGTTTAGATAACCGTAGGTAACTAGTGGCCGGCCTGGATACGAAGTGTCCGGAAGCAAGTAGAAGAAGCAGCAGATAACTAATATAACGAATACAATACAATATACTAAAAATAAATATAAATAGAACATTACACAGTATACAGAGTAAATACAATATATACAGGACGAAACCGATTAGAAAGGAATAATCCACCATATATCCACATACCAGCTAATACCGACCATATAACCTATAGATTACCATATATAGGGCACATACCTTCAACTACCCCGTAATACCCTTAAAGAACCCCCCATAATAGGTGGATATAGGGGTTTTCGGTAACATACCATGGATATACCAGCTCTGAGGGGGCGTATTACATATTTACATCGTGAACTTAATTTTTTTATATAGGAACATATTATATAGTATATACTGCGTATACCATGCTGAGCATAGCAATGTTCTCGCTCAATACCTAGTACTCGCAACCAATGTGGTTATCTGAGCGCAAGCGAAAAGTGCAAAATAAAATTTTTACTATAGGGAACTGGTGATGGAGTCTATATGTCGGCATTTACGTCTATAACCGTAACCTACGCATTCACATTCTAAACTTCCAGAGTTATTCATTTTAACCTCATATACCTTATCTCCTTTACTAGACGTTACCTTATATATCTTATTGCTTTCTATATTAGGTTTATTGTCTTCTTTAGGCTTATAAGGTATGAATTTAATATCTTCTATATTTGGTAATGTCTCTGTATGATTATCTAGCTTATACCAACCTGGCATTATATACTTATCGCTTCCGATGGACATTGTATATGGTGGAATTAAACCACCAACTACTGTATATGATCTAATAGGCTTCTTTTTACCGTGATCCCAATATTCGTTAATTAGTACTTTTGCCATTTTTGATTTCTTTGAAAGTTTCTACTAAAGCTTCATCCCATTCATTCCGTGGTTTGATATCATTATCTATCATAACCTGACAAACATTGATACCGGTGTCGCCTGTGAATTTAGGTTTCCAACCTGATGCTTTTAACCTTGCTTGTTCTTTAATAATTTCATCTAATAATCTACTCATAATTTCTACCTTTTTATATACTATAAAGATAAGAAAAAAATCTCAATCTACCAAATCTTTTGGCAGCTTTTTCTCAACTTTTTTTAACCACACAATACTAAACTCAAAAACCACACTTTAACCTGCTACCTCCATATTTATATTAAATGATAAAACTCAAGAACATACTAATCGAAGCTGATGTATTCCAAGACCCTAACATAGATATGGATAAAGTATTTATGAAAGGTAAAGATAGGAACGAACTTACGGACGAACCAAATAAAGAAATAGAAGATGCTTTTAAGGATTTAGAGAAGGATATAAAATCTGCAGACCTAGAACCTAAAAAGGTAGATGAAGCTTTAGGATTAACATTAGCAGGTGTTGCATTATCTATGCCAGCTATTATCGGAGTATTAGGAAAATTTATAAACCTATTAAAAAAGATACCTGGATTAAAATCTTTATCAGGAGATAGATTAATAGCGGCAGGAGATAAATATCATCATAAAGTAGTAGCAGGTCTTGCAAAGGTATTAAAACTAGCAGGTGTTAAAGATTCGGCTAAAGCTAAGAAATTTGCAAATGTTCTATTTCATATAATAATAGCAATGTTATTATTTACAGGAGGTGCAGCTGCTTATAAATTTGCAACTAAAGGTAATTTAATTGGAGCTACTCTTAAGTCTGCATTAAATGCTGTTAAGGCTGGAGAGATAAGATCATTTATATTAGCCTCAGCTGAAGCAATAGGATAGTTTAATATGTTACGATACCAAAGGAAATCGACCGCGGGAATACAAACTCAATCATTGGAGGAATTCTGTGAATGCTGTGGTGAGATAGTAGAACCTAATGTTGATATAGGCGAAGTTACATTTAAGCCTGCTAATGATAATCGAACTGTATCTTTTATATCTCCATCACATGATACCACTCATGTTTTAAAAACCAAATCAGAAAAACGTATAGAAGTAGCATCTGCTAGTATAGCTAGAGGTATGTTATCTCAAAGCGATGCAGGAGTTACTGAAAGCTTAAAGTATGAACTAAGGTCTGAAAAAATGTGTAGTTCATCTGTTAGTTATCTTGGTAGCCAGAACATAGAATATTGTTATAGGATGGTTGATGGAGCAGCTACAGCATCACGTAAAAAATCACCGCGGTATAATTTCTTTAAAGAAAAGTTTGAAGATACTTATGATCCATCAGAATCTGAAACATTAGTTGGTGCTAAACTAGGTATGGATAGGCATGGTAAACCTATTCGATTAATATCAGAATCATATTACGATGAGTTAAATGTTAAACAAGACAAATGGTATGGTGCTCATAAAAGACAATGGTATAGAGACTTAACAGCAGATGCTAAGTTAGTAAATTTAACAGCATCAAAATCTAAAGTAGATACTAAAATACAAAATTATATGTTCAAAGAATCCTTTGATTTAGATTCTACTGCTAGTTATTATTCTAATGATTATAGTATATTATTAGATGGAAATGATGATCATATTTCATGTGGTGATTTTCAAGAGTACTTATACTTTGATGAAGATGCTTTTGATGAACATGGAGTAACTGTTAATGCATGGATATACATAGAAGCATCAGGCTCAACAATACAACCTATATTAGCTGTAGGAAGAACTAGTAATAAATACTATGGATATCTATGTAATATATCAGCTGATTTTAGATTACAAATGCATCATTATGGAGCAGATAGTAGAGGAGGATTTGGCCAAAGTTCAAATAATAGAAAAACAGCAGTACAATCTCCTAATGTAGATCCTATCAAGATGTATGAGAAAAAATGGATAATGGCTACATTCGTATTTGGGTCTTCTGAAAAAGATGATTGGTCAATTTGGATGAATGGTAAAGAATTAACTACTGTAAAAAGTGGTGCAACAGATGCAAATCTGACTTTAACATATAATGGAAGTGCAACCAATATTGGTAAATTAGGTAAAACAAATACTGGTGCTGATTCATATTTTAATGGACTTATAAATAACATAGGTGTATGGAAAACTGGACTATCACAAGAATCAATCCTAGGATTATATAATGATGGTACACCACCATTCCTATTATCTGGTTCAGGTAATTATATTGAAACCGGAAGTAACGAATTAGTAGCCTATTGGGAATTACAAGAAGGTGAAGCTGTAACAACAATGGAATTAATTAATGATATAGAAGGTGAATTAGTTAATGAACCTGCCTGGAATCACGTAAGTCCATTAGATGATTATAGGAAACAATCAGGAGATTAGAAAATGATATATGTAATAATAAATAGTAGTGATGTTAGTTCTGTTAATTTTTCTCAAGTTAAACAAACCTCTGCAGAAACGATGAGATATAATTCTAATGGTACTAAGGCTATAGTTAAATTTGAAGGAGATACTCCAAGTTTCTTATCAGGTAAACCTCAATATAGTCATTCTGAAATAATATCTATATTACATGATAAAAATGGTGAATGGTATTATACTGAAGAGTATGAGTAATTAAATACTTATAATGTAAACTTGAATATTAGCTCTTAATAACTTTCTGAAACTTTTCTTCGAAAAGTCTAGGATATATGAGATTTTTTCCTTATCTTTATATTATAATTAAAAAGGATTATTAATTAAAATATAAAAGATGAAAATTAAAAGAACCAAAAAAACCCCAACCTTCCGTTACGGAATTGAAATTACAAAACCATTTAGTAAAGAGATGTATGATCATAATGATGCAATCGCATTAGAGATGAAAAGAAATATGATGTCAGAGATATTCCTTGCATATAGTCAAGCTATAGGAGATATAGCTGCTGTTGGTGGAAGTGATGCTGGAGAGAAACGATTAAGAAAGATAGTTCAAACTATTGAAGGTTATTCATATAGTGATGGATATGAGTTAGATGATATTAAAGATAATGGTATTAACACTTTAGCTAATATGGCTAATTGGTCATTACATCAAGAATATGGTTACTTATGTAGTGAAGAAATTGTACCTAAACTTAGAATGAAGATGTTAGGTTTTGATAAAGCCGAAGATGGTTGTTGGGATTGTTATTGGGAAGATGGTGATAAATATACATTTCAAAGTCAAGAAGATCCAGACGGTAATGGAATGCAATGTTAATAAAAATAATAGATATGTCAAAAGAAAGATGGTTATGGTATCAGAAAGAGATACAAAGATTAAAAGAATTAGATACTAGAATATCAGATAGAGTAAGGGCAACTTATTCAATTAAGTAAAATAGTAAAGGAGACCATATAATAGCAAAATCTCAATAATGCGCCTTCGGGAGAAAATTTATATAGCATAAAGATCAATTGCACCTCCTTTACTTTTATGCCCCGGTCGTCTAGTGGTTAGGACGCCAGGTTTTCATCCTGGTAACCGGAGTTCGATTCTCCGTCGGGGTACTACTAAAAATGGTCGCGTAGCTCAGCTGGATAGAGCATCTGCCTTCTAAGCAGACGGTCATAGGTTCGAATCCTATCGCGATCACAAAGAGAAAATAAATGAAACTTTTAAAAGTAGGTGATATAGTAATAACAGTCTTTCTTGGAACTCCTGAGGAATGTGAAGTGATTGAAATTACAGACAAGAAGAAACGATTATATAAATTAAGAATGAAATCAGGTACTATACTTCCTGATGTAACATGGTATAAACTTTTAGATGCTAAACAAAAGAAAAATAAGCCGTGGCATATAGTTAAATATATAGGACATAAAGATCCCAAAGTTATTGAGAAGGATAAGATTCAAAAATCAGACTTAGACAAAGTTATAGCTAAACAAAAGAACTTCATACGCGGTGAAATTAAGAAGTAGTGCATATTTATTAATAAATCAATATAGACTATTAGGGATATAAAAATGAAGATATTAAAATTAAGACAAATTATTAGAGAAGAATATATTAACGTACTGACAGAAGCGTTTGCAGATCCAAATATTAGAAAGATATCTAAGATGGGTGGCATGCATGGCAGATGGAACAGCTTTTTTAAGAAGTTTGCACATACACATAATATAGCTTGGGATAAACTTCCAACCGGTACATTAAACAAAGTTAACAATGCGAGCCTAGCAAAGAAAGGATTAGCATTCTGGGTTATTAATGGAAGAAAAAATAATCCATTCTCAGTCGATCGATGGAATAACTCTATTGGGTTTGAAGGCAAAGATTCAATAGCCGCTGTAACATTAGATAATAAGATTCAATACTTTGGTAGTCAAGGAGTAGGAAGTAAAGGAAGTGTAAGATATTCATCTGCATCTGATGCAGTAGGATTAGGTAAGCGTGGAACATTACAAGTTTCAAAACTTAAAGATATTGCTGATGAGATATATGTAATGGATTTTGAATCATTCAGAGGAGGAACTAAAGCATTGAAAGCAAAAAGAGCTGATCTTAAGTTAGGTAAGGATACTTTCAAAGATGCAGGAGCTTGGAAAAGAGCTAACTTGGATAGATATAGAGATATTATTAATGCAAGAGTTGGTTCAAGAGACCAGGTTGATGCAATGGTTGCAAAAATAGTTAAGATAGCTAATGCAGCTGTGGCAGAAGGAATGGAATTAGTTAGAACAGGTAAGTATGATGATTTAATAACTACCGTTAATGGTAATGATGTTCCAATGAATAGTGTTACGTCAGCAATGACGAGAGCTTTAAGATATTATGCTGAATATATTAGATATGCAAATGAAGCTGAGAAAGATAGAGAAAATGATTGGGGAGGTTCATATAATGAGAAGTCTTCTAAAGAAACGGCAGGAGACATTAAAAAGATATTACAAGCATTTGAAAGAGGTAATGCAAATCAAATCGGTAGATATTAAAAAAAGAAGAAATCATGAGTGTAAAAAATTGGATAAAAAACGAAATTAAGACAGCACTTAAAGAAAGTGATCATTTCAAACCAGAATTTGGTACAGGTGATGTGGTTCATGACTGTCCAAAACATGTACAAGAGGTAAAATCAGGTAAAAAAGGTAAAGTTGTTGCTCATTCTTTGAATGAAGCTGGTGAAGTTAACTATGTTGACGTAGATTTTGGAACAGGAAAGGTATTTAGAGACATTCCAACCAAAAAATTACGTGTTTTAGAAGGACGAACTCATGAACATGCTACAAAAGCTGAACCAAACCTTTCAGAAAGACCTATTACAAGATCAAAAGTAGATTATTCTACAATGGATATAGTATCAAACATTGATATTAAGTGGACATCCACTGAAGATATGGAAAATGATTTAACACAATGGGTATCTGCAGTACTAGCAGCATCAAGTCCTCAGTTAGCTAGAGAGGTTGGAATGAAACTTAAAGAAGTTGGCGTTAATATCATTAAAGGACAAGATGTAGGTGGCGAGGATAGACCAGCTGGCGCGGCATCTAAGTTTGATTAACATACATATTAAAGGTTATTAAGATGGCTGTACGAAGTACATTTACACATACAAAGAAAAGATATAAGAAAAGACCAGGTGTACATGCCAAAACTAAGACATCTAACTGTAAACAATCAAAGTTCTATAAAAAGAAATACAGAGGACAAGGCAAATAGGTTATATAATAGGTTATTAATAATAAAGTTATAAAAAAATGAAAGCAATACTAGGTAATTTCACTAAAATTTCAGAAACTGAATTTCATCTTAAAAAAGATATGCAATTTGCACAAATTGTTTTGGATTCTGATGGAAATATTGATACTGTTAACTATCAAGATAAACAAAACATTGAAATCGGCGATTTATTAAACCATAATAGTACAGATTATGTTATTGAAAATATAAATACTGATAAATATAATATATTATCTGTAAAAGTAGAAAAAGTAGCACAGCCAGAACAAGATGTTCCTAATAAATCTAATTTTACGCCTAGAAAAATGTCTCCTAGGAAACCAAGACCTATTATAATACCTAAAAAATCAACTATTACAAAAGAACAACCAAAAAAAGTTGTAGAAAAGATAATTGAACCTGTAATTCATACAAAACCTGAGTCTACAATACATACACCTAAGAAACGTGGTATCGTTAAACGAGTTGCAGGGTGGATATCTTCTAAACTATCATCATATTCCAATAGTTAAACTTTATTAACTCCATATTTATATTAAAATAATAATAGGAGAAAATTTATGTTTCCATTAATAGCAGGAGCAGTCGCTTTAGGGATTTTAGGTAAGAGAAGACGTAAAAAACGTCGACGTAGGAATCCTATGAAACAATCTCCAAATGGACCTAGTGTATTTCTAGGACAAACTCCTCCAATGACAGGAGAGAGAGCTGAAGAGTTGAGAGCTCTTAAAGAAGCGTTAACACCTACCGGGCATAGAATGCCTCCTAAAAATACAGGATATGTTTTAATTACTGATATGGCCGATCCTGAAGAAACATTTTTAGGACGTAATTTAGATTTTGATATTAATAGAGGAATCCTAGGACAAGGAGAACCAGAAAAGGTATTACTTGATGGACATGTTATTTGGGAAACTCAATTAAGGTTTGCATCTCAAAAGAAACTTATAGAGGCCTTCATAGATCAATTCGATATACAACAATTAACTGCATCTCAAGTAGCTAATATTATGGCAGAAGCTGAAAATGATCCGCAAATGTTTGGTGAAACGGCTGCAATGGATGATGCAATGGAACAAGAGATGGAAGAAGAATTAAATGAATTAAGAGCTGAGTTAGAAGCGGAATATGCTGAAAAATTCGAATCAGATTATCAATTAAGATTGAAACAAGAATATCCAGGAATGTTCAGTGAAGACTTCAAGAAACATTATACTGATATGGTTCAAGATGAATTAGATGATGTAGTAGATGATCATGAAGATCTATATACTGAATATATAGTAACTGATAAACATATTAGATATAAAAGGTAAGTTATGGCATTTGAATTTCAAGATAGAGAAAATGATACATTATATAATGGTAAAGATCTAGAAATAGTATTAGATGAAGATCGAGATATAGGAGAAGTATATTTAGATGGTGATTTAATATTTCAATCAGATGGAATAACTGATGAATCTCAACTTAAATTTGAATTTAAAAATCAATTCGAAGTTATAACATCAGAACCAGAATCTGATGCATCAGATCATATAGAAGAAGATATTATTCCAGATCTAGATGATGAAGAGTATGATGATACCGACCCAGATGATCCAGGATTACAAGAAGAACTTTGGACATCAGGTGGAGAATATGCTACAGAGGATATGATAGAATATAAAGGTGATTACCATATACATCCTAAACATGGTCCAATGGAAGGTAAGTTTCATACTGATAGAAAATGGGGAAAATTAATTCCGTTATCATTTGAAGAGGTAGTACACGTAAGATCTAAGGGCCGTGATATTAAAGTTGGATTAGATTACGATATAAGAGAAGATTACGATGAGTATGGCGATTAATTTCAACGGTAACCGCATATTTATTTTAAATTAATAACAATAGGAGAACAGTTATGAGTACAACTCAGTTATATGATACATTGAATGACCTTTGGGAGACGTTTCAAGAAAATCATAGAAAATTTACCGATAAAGGTAATAAAGCAGCAGCAACAAGAGCAAGAAAGTCAATTGGTGAAATAAAAAAATTAGTAACCGATTATAGAAAACAATCAGTATTAGAATCTAAAAGATCATAATAAAATGGCACGACCGACGAATGAACATTTATATAGTGAGATTAAACTTGTTAAAAACGATGTAGAACATCTTAGGTCTGGCCAGACTAAAATGCAAGATGATATTACAATGATTAAGAAAGTCTTATTAGACCCTGATACAGGAGCAATAGCAAGAGTTAATAGGAATACTGATTTTAGGAAAAAAGCCAATGGTGCTATTTGGTCTGTATGGATTGCAGTACTAGGCATCCTTGGTAAATTAATATTTTGGAATTAGAGTATGCAAGGTAAAGATTTAAAAAATAGATTAAAACAGATTATACGAGAAGAAGTAAATTCAGCACTTAATGAAGAATCGTATAAATTTGGAACATTGGCCGATCCAAAGGATATGGACCCAAATGACCCAATGGTAAAGGTAACAGGGTTTGCATCTTTAAATAGGTCATCTATTAGAAATCAAATAGTAGATAGATTATCAGGAGCATTAGCAACTGCGAAGGATGCAGCTAAAGGTGGTCCTACTTCCTATGAGGCATATAAACAATTACAAGATTTAATAAGCGATGCAGGAATATTATATAAGTTAATTGGAGCAGAATTAGATACTGCTAATCAATTAGAAGGCAAAAGATTGAAAGGTGGTAGAAGATCTATTCCTATTCCAAAACAATAGGTAATATTATGAAACGATCATATATTAAACAATTAGTAAAGGAAGAAATCAAAAATATAAAAGCCGAGGCTACGACAAGAGTAGTCAAGAAAGGTACAGTTACGGACAATGCACGACTAGCAATGCTATTATCTAGTCTAGGGAAACGTGCAAAAGGATCTTTCCAAAAAAGGAAAGTGGTTTCACAGGTGATAATGGCATTGGCAAGTTCATTGGAAATTACACCTAACGAAGTTTTAAGAGCTTATTTAGATTACAAAAGAGATGCAAAAGGTGATGCATCTACTAAAGTAAAAAAAGATGATTAAACATTTGGTACTTTGAATAATATTTTATATATTATACAATAGTATTATGATTAAGGAGAAAATACGCTACAATTGAGGCGTACTAAATAGAGGGCTCCTTGAACAGACAGCCAATAGTGGCCAAAATCAAATTAAGGAGAATAAATTTATGAAAAATTTAATTTTAACATTAGCTTTAGCTTTTTCCACATTATTTGCATCTGCACAGTTTATGGTAGTAACAACTTACCAAGCTGCTGAAGAAGGCGCTGAGTGGGAAATGTCAAGTTTAACTGATAACCTAGGTTTAGGATATACGTTAAATGACAAATGGACCGTTGGGTTCATTACAGCAGGAGAAGATTCATTAGGTGAATCTCAATACGATCTTTTTGGTCGTTATAACTGGAATACAGATGTATATATTTCAGTTTCAGCACCAACAACAGAAACATTTGACAATCTTTCTGTAGGTGTAGGTTACTCTTTTAATCTTTGGAAAGGTATGTATGTTGAACCAAATTACAGCATGAACCTAAAAGAAGATGAAGAGGGTGATAGAGCTGGTGAGTTTAAGTTAGGCTTAGCTTACCGATTCTAAATAGTATTTAATTACTATGTAGTACCCGTCCTATTTATAGGACACAATCGTTTATAATACACGAAGATAGATTCTGTCTATTTTCCAAAAAAGTAAATGAGCTCTCTAAATCAATTAGGCCATAATGCCGTAAAACAAGTATTACAAAAAAAGAGGAAAACAAATGAATAACGTAATTAAAATGATTACAGATTTCGTAGGAGGATTAGGAACAGTATTGTTAGCCATTCTTCCAGTGACAATCTTATGGTACGTTTTAACAGGCGGATCAGTATTTGGAATGGATGTTGTAGCTAATCTAACAGCACTTATCACTTCATTAGGTGAAGGTGGATTTGTAGGATTAGTTGTATTAGTATTATTAACATCATTCTTTGTTAAGAAGTAATTTAGCTTGAATATTAAATAGGGTGCCTTCGGGTGCCCTATTTTATGTTCTTAATAACTTTTTTAAAAAAAGCTTGAAAAAGTCTAGGATATATGAGAAAAAAACCTTATCTTTATATATAATTAATTAGTATTAGTTAATTAGATATAAAAGATTATAATAAATAAAAAATAAAAAATGATTAGAAATTCAGTAAAACAAATGGTTAAGGTTCTCCAAAAAAATGGACCTATGACAGAAAACGAAATTACAAAAGCAGCATTTGATTATGATAGAAATTATCATGGAACCGTAATGGGTAAATCAAATAAAAAATATGCTGATATGTTACGTAGAGGACTTAAAAAAGGTCTTTTCAAAAGAATAGAACAACAAATGTACCCAGGTGGTAGATATATATATGTATATTATGTAACAAATAAAACTACCGAAACAAAAATACCTTGTTCAACAGTATTAGATAATGGATGGCTTAACGAATCTATATAATTATGGTAACAGAGAATAAATGGTTTATATTTGATCTAGACGGCACATTAGCCTTAATAGATGAAAGAAGAAAAGTTTCAGAAAAAGAAAATGGTAAATTAGATTGGGATAAATTCTTTAACCCAGAAAACATCAAACTAGATAAACCTAATCATCCAGTTATTAAAACAGCACAAGCGTTAGCCGAAGCAGGTTATATGATTGCAATATTATCTGGTAGATGTAAAGGAACTCAATTAACTACAAAGATGTGGCTAAATAAACATAATGTTCCATACCATATATTAAAAATGAGACCAACATCACATCCTTGGAAATTTATGGATGATCGTAAATTAAAAAAATATTGGTTAGATGATTTATTTGAAGATAGAGATAAGTTAGTAGCAGTATTTGATGATAGACAAAAAGTAGTTGATATGTGGAGAGAAGAAGGATTAACTTGTATGCAAGTAGATCCAGGAGAATGGCCACCAAAAAATATTTTATAAAAAGTATGAAAAAGTCTAGGATATATGAAAAAAAGTTTTTATATTTAAATATTAATAATCAAAAATAAAAAAAATGGCATATTATACAGCTAAAGTTAGAATCGTAATAGATTCGGCAAAAGGAGTAAAAAGAGTAACAGAAATGTATCTAGTAGATGCACAATCTGTAACCCATGCGGAAGCAATGGTAACAAAAGATTTTGAAGGTGAAGGAGTTGACTTCGAAGTTAAAGCAATATCTAATTCCAAGATTATAAAAGTAATCGAAACTAAATAAAAATTGAATAATAATTAAAAATTAAAAAATGACAAAAAAAGTAGAAACAAAAGTAACTTACCAAGTAGGTGATAATGTAGTTGTTAAGACTACTAGTTGGTCTGGAGAAGTTAAAATGCGTGTTGGAATAATAACAAATGTTAGGCCGGCCGGAAAGATGAATAATCGTACCTATGATATTAGAACAGAAGATGGGTCCGGATTGATCATGACGTCTATTGATGAAAAGAAATCAACCCAGACAATAATGTCAGGACTTACCGCTGGATATAATAATAGTGGTACATCAAATAATATGTATATACATAAAAAACATGGACATACAAGAGCTAATTATTCTGAAGGTATGAAACTTAGATATGATGGCCAAGATGGTGCTGGCGCTTTATTAGTAGGTCAATATGAAAAGTATAATGACTTTAAATTTCCATGTCAAGGACCTAGATCATTTTAATATGAGAGAAGAAATTAAAAAGGCTAGACTTAAGAAAAAAGTTATGGATAATTATCCAAATGCAAAAGTTGAATATACTAATACCGGCGTACAAATCATGTCCGGGGATATTTATATTGCAGAGGAGTTCTATTTACCTACAACAACGGATGTAGAAAAGGCTTGGGAATATGCAGCATTAGCATGTAAAACGAGACAACAATTTAATAGAACTCATCCAATGAGGATGGACTTATCAGATATTGAAAGTAAAATAAATAGGATTAATAAACGAAGAGGTCCTAGAAATAAACGTAAATAAAAAGGTTAAAATAAAATGGTAACAAAAGATCAAATTAAACAAGACTTACAAGCAATGGAGGAGTATAAAGAAGATAATCCACTAGAAGAAACTCTCGAAGATGAGGGTATGGATATTCACGAATCAAATATTAAAACTAGAGAAGAGGCAGCAGCTACAGCAGATGATATAGATGTAGTTCCTGAACAACCGCCTGCTCCACAAGATGGGTATATAGATAATATGCCTATTACAGAAGAAGCATTAGGAGATTTAGATGATAATTATCTTAAATCAGATCCTCAAGTAGTTGGATACCGTGATGAACAAGAACAAGAAATCGTATATGATTTCGTTGCATCTAATTTTGATGCTACTCAAGAATCAATATTAGATATTGGATGTGGTAGAGGTGATTTCTTAAGACATATTAGAGAAATATATCAAACAGATATTAAGTATCATGGTGTTGATATGAATAAAGTTTTAATTGGTGTAGCTAAAGAATTAGATCCAGATGGTGAATTTACAGCATCTAATCTATTTAAGTTAGATGGAAATTATGCAGCAGATTGGGTTATTAATATAGGAGGTTTATCAGTAGTATATGAACCAGTTGGAGAAGACTTTGATCAAATGGATGCACTTAAGAATACAGTTATAAAAATGATGGAACTTGCTGATGTAGGAATTGTAGTTTCATTATTAAGTTTAAATACACCGGATGCATATGATGATACTTACTTAGCATATGATCCAATAGAAGTATTAGATTGGTCATTAAATGAATTTGGCCAACTAGGTGGAAATGTAAGACTAGATCATAGTATTGCAGATTCAATGTTTACATTAACAATCTTTAAATAAATAAAAACAAATGAGTATAAATTTAACAGCAGCACATGACACTAAAAGAACGCGTCATCTAGGAAAACTTTGGTCAACTATTGATTTTGATCTTAAAGAAAATGTTAACCCAACAGATTATAAGTATGCAAAAATGAAACCTGTAATTGGTACATTAGAAATAGGAGGTAAACGATTTGATATTACCTACTCTGAATTAAATCAATTAATGCGTACATGTTCTTCAGCTATGCAAGTTGCAGACCTAGCTTATAGAATGGGAAAATGGGGAAGACCACAAGATAGATAATGGGATTCCATAAACGATATATTAACGATGAACAAGTGATAGAATTATATCGTACGCAAGGTAACCAAAGTATAATAGATTTATATACAAAAGGCGTAGACGTTGTAATCACCTCAGGAGATTTATCAGAACACATATTAGATATTCTAAACATAGGACTATTACCTGAAACAAATAAATGGAATTTAATTTCTGAATTGGTATCTAAAGCATCAATTAAAAAAGGACATAAGTAATATTTATAATAAATGAATAAGTTCGGACTATATAGTAAAACAAATCTAGAAACCAATCAGCATATTAATGTATGTAATATGCCAACCGCGTCTCAAGCGGAAGCTTATTTTGCAGGTGTTAAACAATTAACATTAGAACAGTTTAGAAATTTATTTATTGTAAAAGAAATTAATGACGGACCTACAAATCGAGGACTCATATATGGAAATAGCTAAATTAAAAATTGAAGAAAATGAATTTGATTTATTTTTAAATTTAACACCTAAAGATAAAATTGAATTTCTACATGATGCTGGTTCATTAGGTATGGATTTAGCATTAGCCAAAGTATTTGAAACGCGAGAGCCGATCGTACAGGATCAAAAATTACATACCAAAGAATCTAAAAAAATTATTAGAGATTTACTTCAGGATACTTCATATGAAGAAATGATCTGGGGTAACGATAGATTAAATGTATTAATGATAAATAAATCAATTCATATTAATTCAAATAGTCTAAAATGGATAAACAAGATAGTACGTAAACTCTGGATGGATGGCCATATATTAGTAAAGAATAAAAGTTCAAAGAAAATACCTGGTGTCGATAAGTTTCGATATTACAGGTGTTATGATATTATTGGTTCAACCCCTCCAATTTGTTTAAGTTAGCATATATATAAAAGATTAATCGGACAATACTTTGCGGGTTGGCTGGTTATATTAAAACTAAGTTTAATTATTAATTTAAAATCATTTAAGGAGATTTATTATGGGAACAACAACATTAACACCATTCGGCACATCGCCATTCGATATTCTGTTTAGGAATTTTTTCGATAAAGATAACGGAGATTTCGCTCCATTCAATCAAATCAGAGTTAACCATCCAGTAGATATATATGAGGCCAAAGAAGGTCTTAATATTGATATTGCTTGTGTAGGTTTATCAAAAAAAGATATTGACCTTACAATTGAAGGTGATATTCTACGTGTAGAGTACAAGAAAGAAACCGGCTCTAACGACAATGAATATATCCAACGTAATATTGCTAAGAGAGCATTTAATTTCGGTTGGAGAATTAGCAGAAGATTTGACCTAGGTCAATTAGAAGCTAAATTATCAAATGGTTTATTACATCTGTTTGCACCACTAACAGAAGATAGTAAACCAAAAACAGTTACAATCAAGTAAGGTATCATGATGGTATCTAAAACCAGAAGCTTATTTAAGACAATCAGTTGGAGAATTGTAGGAACCATAGATACTATGCTCCTAGGATGGCTAATAACTGGTAGTCCATTAGTAGGCCTAAAGATTGGGGCATTAGAACTTTTTACTAAATTTGTTCTATATTATCTCCATGAAAGAATCTGGTTAAGATGCAAATTCGGTACTAAAAACAATTAATTATGCCAACCCGCAATTGGCCGATGTAAACCACCTTTAAAGAACGATTAACATATGTTACAAGTAGGACATTATATAGATTTTAACGATAGTAAACTTATCATAAAACGGTCTATTAGATTAGAACATTTAAAACCAAATTTCGATACAAATATAATGAAGCAGTGGACTGGAGCTGATACATTATTAAAGAAGGATGGTTGGTTATATTGTTGTGAGACCATTCAAAATGCAATCATTTTCAACCCAGAAGATGATATTTAATTACAATTAGATTTTCTCGAATAACATTAGGATAATTGATAAAGTTTTTTTATATTATATAGTATATGATTAGAATAAAGATGGAACATAAAAAAAGGCCTACTTCGGCCGTCAAAATATAATATATTAATATATTAATAATAATAATATTATATATTTATAATAAATACTAATTTAAAAATAATTATGCATAAGCATAGTCAAACCAACCAAAAATAGGAGAAAAGTTATGAGTGGAGTAAAAAATGCACCTCAAGTGAAGATCCAATTAGATGAAGCAGATAATATGATACAGATATTACAAGATATTATTAGACGTGGAATGAAGATTGATCCGAAAGAAGCAAACAGGAGATTTGAAGTTATAAGAAAGAAAATTAAATTCGCCCAAGATAATATACAGAACTAAAATGAAAAAAAGACTCTTTCCATTACTAATAGCGTTATCAGCGTTAGCTGTATCGGGATCTGCAGCATTTTACTCTGTTTTTGGTTTAAGTAAGTTATTTGCAGGAGCCAGCACAGAAGTTTTAATTATGGCTGGTGCATTAGAGTTCGCAAAGCTTATAGTAGCATCTTTATTATATCAATATTGGGATACCATAAATAAATTATTAAGAGCTTATTTAGCAATAGCATGTTTTGTTCTAATGATAATTACATCAGGAGGTATTTATGGATTCTTATCTGGAGCATATCAATCAACAGCAACCCAATCAGAACTACTTGACAAATCACTTTTAATTCTTGAACAGAAACAAGTTAGGTTTGAAGAAACAAAAGAAGACTTAACAATAGAAAAGACTCAAGTAAATCAATCTATTTCTGATTTAAGAATATCATTATCTAATCCACATTCAGTATCATGGTTTGACAAAAATTCTCAAACAGTAATTACATCATCATCTAGTTCTGCAAGAAGAGCATTACAAGCAGAATTAAAAACTACAATTGCAGAAAGAGATAATATCAATATTAAAATAGAAGCTGTAATAGATTCTATTAACAAAACTGATATAGCTTTATTAGATAAAGAAATATCAAATGAAGACCAAAGAGAATTAGGACCCCTTAAATATTTAGCAAAGACAACTGGATGGCCAATGGATAAGGTTGTTAATTATTTTTTACTTTTAATTATATTTGTATTTGATCCTTTAGCAATTGCACTTGTAGTAGCAGCCAATATGGCGTTTGCACAAATAAGAAAACCAAAAGAGATTACAATTGATGGCGGAGAAATAGAAGTGACCGTCGAACCAACAGAAAAACAAATGGAAGAAGTTAATGAAGGTAAACAATTTGCAAAAGGGCTTGATACAGTAATTGAAGTAATGGAAGAAGAAGAAAAGGAAAAGGAAAAGGTAATCCAGATAGACCAAACAGGAGGACATAAAGTTCTTGAAATTCCAAAAGAAGATATTTACAAAGAAAAGAAATTTTCAGCAACCCCAGGAGTAGATACAAAAGAAAAAACCGGACAAGGAAGAATACCTAGTCCAGCAAAAACTAAAAATTTATAAAATGGCAAAGAAAAAAATTACGAATAATTTTAAAACACGAAAGCGTGATGGTATCACATATATGATATGTAGAAACAGTATTGAAGATAAATCATATTGGGGCTGGCAAATTTTATCAAAACATCCAAGATGTAATGAGTATTCAGAAATAGGACCAGATGCAACAGCAGTACTATGTTATAAATGTGTTAACAAAACAGTAGGACCTCCGGATATAAAAGGAGGATATAAATCTTCTGGTAGGTTACGAGGATGGCAATTCATGAAAGAATTTGTTGATAAAGAAGGTAATGTATTTCATAAAGGTAAAGAACAACCTAAATTAAAAGGTACATTAAAACCAACCGAACCTAAACCTGAAAAGAAAAAATTAACCAAACGTGAAAAGGATGAATTACGAGTTGCAATTATGAACCAAATTGTTATGGTTAGAGGAAATCTAAAAACTGCTAAGTTTAAAAAAGATATTAGGGCAGGAGGTGTTAAAATGAGAAAATTAGAAAGACAATTAAAAAAGCTGTAACATAATTTGTTATTCTGAAAAAAATTTATTATATTATACATATGAGTAATATTTATGATGAAAGACCAAGGCCACAACCAGCCACCGAACAAGTAACATTGCCAGAAAATTCTCCATATACAGAACTAAATGAGATATTAGCTAATCAAATCGAATTAGATGATTCTGTTATTTATCTCAATGATGAAATAGAAGGTCATACACTATTTGATTTAATGATTAGAATTAGACGTATATTAAAATATAGACAATCAAAAGAATATACAGGAGAACCAACAGCACCTATTAATTTAATGATAAATAGCCCAGGTGGCGACATTCATGAAATGATGGGTATCATAGATTATATAAAATCATTAGATGTAAGAGTAAATACAATATGTAGAGGCAAAGCCTTTTCAGCCGCATCCGTAATATTAACATGTGGTACTGGAACTAGAATGGTAAGTAAAAATTCAACTATAATGTTTCATCAAGCCTCATCAATGATATCAGGTAAATTAGGAGATGTTACAGCAACAGTAGATTTTGTTAAACAAGTAGAACAAGATGTATATAATTTATTAGCAGAAAAAACAAAAAAGGATGCTATTTGGTGGAAAGATCAAATGAGAACAGATATGTATTTATCTTCTGAACAAGCATTAGATTTAGGTGTAGTAGATCAAATAATATAAAATAAATAATATGAAATTAACAGCAGAACAAATAGTACAAAATTGGGAAGACCTAATAGAGGTTATTAACAAAAACTTTCAAGGAGAAAGAAGATCAAAGCTTCTAGCAATGTATACAGACCTAGAAGAAAGAATGTCATTACAACCAGCTTCAAGTATCGATCATTATCATAATGCATTTGAAGGCGGATATGTAGATCATGTTTTAAGAGTAATTGAATGTGCAAAAAAGGTATACGATCTTTGGACTGAAATGGGAGCAGATATGTCAGGGTATACAAGACAAGAATTAATCTTTGTAGCATTAAATCATGATATAGGTAAAATGGGATTTCCTGGAGAAGGCAATGAAACATATATTCCAAATGATTCAGAATGGCATAGAAAGAATATGGGGAAGGTATATAAAGTTAATCCTAATAACCAATTTACATTAGTAAATGATTTATCAATTTGGTTATTACAACATTATAAAATTGAAATATCTTGGAATGAAATGTTAGGTATTAAATTAACTGATGGATTATATGATGAAGCTAATAAACCTTATTACATGTCAAGAACAGCTGATTCAAAACTAAAAACTAATTTAGGATATGTAATGCATCAAGCAGATCATATGGCCGCAAGAATTGAATATGAAATGTGGGCAAAAACAAAAACAGCAACAGTAAATGCAATTAAGTCTTTTAACCGTCCATCTAAATCATCAAAACCTAATTTTAAAAAATTAGGAAAAGTAGCATCAAATGGTGAAGCTGGAGCGGCAATGAAAATGTTTGATGACTTATTTGGAGATAACAAAGGAGATAACAAAGGAGATAACAAATGATAACAACAATTATTATATTAGGGATAGCATTAGCAATATCATTATATGTTAATATAAACCAGTTACGAAAACAAGAAGAACAAGCAGATTATATAGATGAGTTAGAAAATTCTAATCTTAATCATTATAATTTCTTTGACGGATTAAAAACAAAAATAAATTCAGCCAACTCTGAAATAAGAAATGCAGATAGATTAGGAGCATTCGAAGCATCAGACGAAGTAGGCACATCTTTTAAACTTATTAAAGAAGTTATGGATGACCTAAATCGTGGAGTTAATTAATGCATGACCAAGAAGATCAAGAAGAAAAATCAGAAGAATACATAGTAGGACAATCACCGGTAGATAAATTTTATATATGGCTTAAAGAAGACGACGAACGAATTGAAGCAGAATCTTTATTACCAAAAAAAGCTAAAAGAGGCCGGAAGCCTACCAAGAAACAATATTTCACTTATAGAACAGATCTGGCAATTGTAGCATATAATACCGAACCAGATCATATGAAGCGTAATAAAATATATAGAGAACATATACATTATGCGTTTGATAAGTTAGCCGAAAATATTATTCATACATTTAAATTTTATTATTTTGATGTACCATATATAGATGTTAAATGTGAAACAGTTGCATTCTTAAATGAAAAAATACATAAATATGTTTTAGGTAAAGGTAAAGCCTTTTCATACTTTAGTATAGTAGCTAAAAATTATCTAATCATAGCAAACAATGCTAATTATGCTAAGATGAAAGCACGTGCAGATATAACAGTTATAGACGACCGAAGAGATTTAGGAGTAGAAACATCATATTCAGATTACCAAGAAGGACTTACAGATTTCACTAATCAATTCGTTGATTATTATACAGATCATATGAATGAAATCTTTACTAATAAAAGAGATATTATTGTAGCAGATACATTATTAGAATTATTTCGTATTAGAGATAATATCGAAAACTTTAATAAAAAAGCGCTTTATATACTTATAAGAGAAAGAACAGGCCTGAAAACCCAGAATATTACCAAAGTTGTTAATATAATGAAAACACATTATGCTACAATGTATGAAAACTATTCAAAGAGGGGGTACATAGGCACTCATAAATCATAGTTGTACATATTTATTTTAAAGGGATAAATTATGCATGAAGAATTTGAATTATTCAAAGGGACTACATTTTCTGATTTAATGAAAGATATCTATCATAATTCTAAAAAGAAAGATAGACAAATAAATACATTAATTCAAGAATTACAGCCGTTAATAAAAAATCTCGGTGATGCAACCGTTATTGTTCCATTAATAAAAGAATACCTAGATGTATCAGTTAAAAATGATGAACATTTAGTTAAACTAGCAGCAGTGGTTCAACGATTAGTAGGTTCAGCAACTTCCACCGGCGAGGACTTCGGAATGTCAGAAGCAGAGAAAAACAGATTATTACAAACAGCACAAGAAGAATTAGATGCTATCCATAAAGAACAGGATGAAATTAAATTAGGAGGTAATTAATGAGCGCACAAGGAGTTACATGGGGATTTGGTGAAGTAATAAGTATTGCTAACGCATTCAACCAAAAATCACGTTCAGAAAAAAATCGTAAAGAGTCTGGCATGCCTCCTACTGATAAAGCGAAAGCAACTGGTGAAGCACATGCTGCAAAAAGTCAATACCGAGGTGAAATAGAAATAATGCTTGGTGCAAATCAAGCGTCTGTATCAGGAGGTGGAGGAAAAACTGTTGTAGCATATCCTGCAGATCATAATTTTAGTCGACCTCCATTACAAGGAGAACATGTAGTTGTATTCCAAGGAACGGGTCCAGAAATGGGACCAGCAGCTCCTAATACCAATACAGGAGAAAAACATACAGGAATGGCATATGATCTAAGCTGGTATTATCTAAACCCGTTAGGATTACAAGGAAGTGTTCATTTAAATGCAGCACCAGGACAAAATGTAAGCGACATTTTAGGAAATAATAAAATAAAGTCAGATGGTACGACCAAACAAATGTTCCAGGAATATAGAGACGCAACTTCAGGTAATCCAGGAACTACAGGAACTGAAACCTATGACCCAAATGATGCTTCTAGAACTGAAGAATTTTTAAAAGATAAAGATCCATCAGTATTACCAAATCAGTGGATACACTGGTTTATGGAAAAAGAACAACAAATTCTGGACCTGTATGTCCTAATGGATGCAGGAGAAACTCTAAGACGAGCAGGAGGTGCAAGAACCGCTATTAATGAATCTGAAGATATACAACCTATTCTAGATAAGATTGATGAAAAAAAGGAGGAACTGACAAAAGGTGGATTCACAGGAGAGTTTATGGAATCTGATAAGATGTTTGATCATGACACAAATACAGGATACCTTGAACTCACTGCTTTAAAAGATGGAAAATATTCTTGGTCTAAGTATTATAATACAGGGGGTACAGAAGGTGAAGTAGAAGATAAAGATTTTATGAAAACAGGAGGAGGATTATATGCATTAAAACCTCATGAATTAGGATTTGGAGAAGAATACGAAAAATGGAAGAAAAACCCATCACAGTACAATGAATACGGAGATAAACCAGATAATGATGGTACAGGAAACAACAGTAATACAAGTGGTAATTCTACTGGAAAACAAGGAGGATTAGGTACACCTAATTTTGCATTAGGCCAAGACTTTGCTGAGTTTGATCAATTATGTAATTTACAACCATATGAAGGTGATACACTACTACAAGGCAGGTTTGGCCAAAGTTTAAGATTCGGTTCAGCTTTAGATCCAAAAGATAAAACTCAATATCTTAAACAACCTAGTTGGGAAATAGGAATGGCAGGTCCAGGTGGACCAATTAATATATTACGTGCAGGACAATCACCAGCAATGAACAATTCAGACAATGATTTTATTGTAGAAGATATTAATGGAGATAAAGCTTCAATATATGTTTGTTCAGGACAAAAAATACAGTTACAATTAGCTAGTACAGTATTTGATGCATTGAATTATCCAATGGACGGACCAGCTGGAAACCCTGACGGGCCGGTAGGTGCGCGATCAGATTCCAATGGAAATATATTTCCATCAAACGAGTGTTCTCCTTCAGGACCAATCGTAGAAGCTCCACCACTAGACCCACTACCAGATAATGTTGAAGAATTAGAATTAATACCAGGTACATTTCCATATTTTCAAACTGAAAAGGGTCAGAAAAATTATGGGAAAGTAATGGGTCATGATAGAATTAGATTAATACAAGGCCAAGCTGTCAGAGAATATCTCTGTGGACCTACATTACAACTAATAGCAGCTGCAAGGAAAGATGACATTAGTTTAAAAATTAATAGTGCATATCGCGGTCTTTGGCAACTCAACCATCACGAGACAGGAAAAAAGATAGCTGGAGGACAAGTACCTATACGTAAGAATTGTGCAATTCCTAAAGCATGGAGGAAATTAGATATGAAAGATAGAACAAATGCATTATGGACAGCAAGGTTTGATAAATTTGACCCATGGGTTGCAATACCAGGACAAAGTAGACATCAAAATGGAACTGCACTCGATCTTAGTTATACCAGGCATAAAATAGTAAATGGGAAACGAATAACTACATCTAGATCATCTAAAACTGGCGTATATGCATGGTTGATAGCTAATTCTTGCAAATACGGATTTGTAAGAGCCGTTTCATCAGAAGAATGGCATTTTGAATATAATTTAAAATATGCTAAAAGAGGACCATTTTCAAAAATAAAACAAGGACATTCTACTTGGCATGGATTAGACAGAGCATATTTAGCAGGAAAATTAGGTCCTTGGAAATCATCCTAAAATGGAGACAGCAGAATGACAAACAGATTATACGATACAGGAACAGGATATAGAGAAGAAAATAATGTCCGTGACGAAACAATAACTTTAATTCCAGCAGGAGAATGGGATCAGGAAAATGTTTATCTGTTTCCAAAAATTAACAGAGAGCCACGTGGTGTATTATGGGTAATTCCTCCACCATCAATTACAAACATGCAATATAAAGATGATGAAATATGGCACGGCCAGCATTTTGCAATGGATCAAATTAAATACGCAATTACTCGTGGAGATATTAATCAATATGATTGGATTATAGTAATAGGACCAAGTTCAAGACAGTCTGTAGAGATGATGACTGCAAATGCTACGGATACATTTAAAGAAAATGGTTTTAATCACAGAAAACATATTGACTTATGTGGTTGTTGTACAGATGCAAAAGATAGAGACTATGTCAATTGTGTAATAGCTATGGGAGATGGAGCAAATGCAGTAGATTTTAATGACCCAACACTTACAAATATTATATTAGCAGATCCATTAATATATCCACCAGTTAATATTCCACCTGATATGGTAGGAAATATATTTATGGTAAACAGTCCTAATAATTGGAATGATGGTACTGAGGAAGGAAATGCAGCAATTGAAGGACAACAACAAATAGCCGAGCAAATTGGAGATAATGCAAAAACAGATCTAACTGAAGGAACTAATTTCGCAGCAATGGTTGCAGCTGCATTATCATTATTTCCATTTGCACTTGGGATATTACAAGGAGCAACTAACTTGGCAGCAGGGACTGGATCGGCCGGATATGATCCATTAATATATGGAGGCGATGCACCAACAGGATCTTTTGCAGATCCAGCCGCAAAAGTTGAAGAAGATAAACCACCCGAAATAGGACCAGTCCAAGGTTCCGGAGATTATGATGCACCACAAGTAGTTATAACATCAGATAGATTATTATTTAATGCACGATCAGATGCTGTTTTAATATCAGCTGGAACTCATATAGGTCTATCATCGTTACAAGCAGTAGGTGTTGATGCAGGATACCATTTTACAGTAAACACACCTAATATATATTTAGGTCTCGGATCGACCGAACCATTGGTATTAGGACACGAATTAGGTTCATGGTGTGAATCTTTAATTTGGACCATACAACATCTAACATATACAAATGCAGGTGGACCTACAGGATATGCTGTTAATGCAGCATCATTGGACCCAGTAAAAGCAGCTATTCCTCAATTTAAAAGCCCTCAGAATTATACCCTATAAGAACTCCCATAATTCTAATACCTTCATATTTATATTAAAATAAATTGGAGAAAACTATGGATACAAAGAGTTTTGTAAAAATATTACGAAAAGTTATACGAGAAGAAGTCGGTAAAGCTGTAAAACAAGCTTTAAATGAAAACAAGATTTCGGATAGAACGGTTATTAATCATGGCATAAATCTTTCAGATATTGCAGAAAATCCAATGCCAAATCGTCCATATGCGAAGAAAAAGAAATTTGCTAAGAATGAAATGTTAAATGATTTATTAAATGAAACGGCTATTAGTGGTGATTTTGCATCAATAATAGATGGACCACCAACTAGTATGATGGAAGATTATCCACAAATGGGTCCTACAAGGACAGCTGGAATGGTTGCACCAAATACACCAATGACAGGAATTAATGGTGAGGCTGTAAAGGCTGCAACTCCTCAATTAGAAGCTGTTCAAAATGCACTCAATAAGGACTATAGTCATTTAATAAAAGCTATAGACAAGAAAAATGGGAAAATGGGAACTAAATAATGCCAAGTTTAATTTATAACCAAACTCGACAAACTGCTTACTCAAAAGGTGGTGGTAGACCGATATACCCGTACATTCCGAAAGATCAAGAAGAAGATACGGCTATAGGTGTTATGTTGCCATTTAATGGCTCTAGTATAGAAAAGGATGATACAGATTTAGGTTCAGCTACATATCTAGCAGTTTCAGGATCTATAGAGTCAAATGAAAAATCAGAAAGGCAAATAGGTAAATTTCCAGTATCATATACTACTACAGAACAAGCTTTAACTAATTTAAAGAATTTATTATTAACATATCCTGGTGAAAGAATGTTACAACCAACATTTGGAGTACGAATTAAGGATAGAGTATTCGAACCTAATTCACCAGAGTTAATAGTAAATTTAAATAGAGAAATACAAGATGCAATTAAATATTGGTTACCATATATTAAAATACAAAATATTAATATAGATAATCGTGACGAAAATAAGAATTTAACAAATACATTATTTATTAAATTAACATTTCGAGTAACAGATCAAGGAGCTAATCAAATAATAACAATAATGACAGATGGTAATACTACCACATCATATTAAAGGAATTAGAATATGGCAGATATAATAAAAAAGGACGTAAAATATTTAAGTAAGGATTTTGGTGAGTTTAGGCAAAATCTAATTAACTTTACTAAAAATTATTTTCCTGGAACATATAACGATTTCAATGAAACTTCACCTGGTATGATGTTTATGGAAATGTCATCTTACGTAGGAGATGTTTTATCATATTATACTGATAGTAATCTTAAAGAATCGTTATTAGCATATGCAGAGGAAAGACCTAATATAAATGCAATTGCAAACTCCATGGGATATAAACCTAAAAATTTAATATCATCACTCGTACAATTAGATGTATATCAAACAGTTCCAGCAATTGGTACAGGAATAAATGCAAAACCAGATATGAAATATGCATTATCATTAGAAGCAGGAATGGTTGCAAAATCAACTACAGGTATTGAGTTTAGATCATTAATGCCAGTAGATTTTAATCATACAGGTTCAGGAATAAATACAAGGACAACAACTGTATATCAAGTCGATGAAGCAACTGGAACTCCAACATACTATTTACTTAAAAAACAAGTACAAGCAGTTTCAGGACAAATAGTTCAACATGATTACGAATTTAATGAGCCAAAAATTTACGATAAACTAGTATTACCAGATACAGATATTATAGAAATAATTGATGTTGTAGACGAAGCAGGAAATAGCTGGTATGAAGTACCATATCTAGCACAAGATACAATTCAAGACTCAGTACGAAATATAGAATACAATGACCCTGAACTATCGAGTTATAATAGTAGTGTACCTTATATCTTAAAATTAAAAAGAACGGCTAAACGATTTATAACTAGATTTAGAGCCGATAATAAATTAGAATTACAATTCGGAGCTGGAATATCAGAAGAACATGATAGAGATTTAATACCAAACCCAGAAAATGTAGGCCTAGGATTGAGAGGATTTAAGCGTGAAGTTGATTTATCTGTAGATCCTGCAAACTTTTTATATTCAAGTACATATGGACAAGCACCATCACAAACTACTTTAACTGTTCGGTACTCAAGAGGAAAGGGGTTATTAGATAATGTGCCTGCAAATTCAATAAACGAACTTGGAATAGTGAGTTATGCAAACCAAACTGTTAATTTAGATGCATCATTATTAAAACAAGCAAAGGCATCTGTTGCTATTAATAATCCATTTCCATCGAAAGGTGGAGCATCAATTGAACCAATAGAAGTTGTCCGTCAGAAAACGTTAGGAACATTTGCAGCACAAAATAGAGCAGTTACAAGAGAAGATTATATTCTAAGATGTTATACAATGCCAGCAAAATTTGGGTCTATAGCAAAGGCATATATTATACAAGATGAACAAGTTGATTCAACAAATCCTGAAGCTAAAATTCCAAATCCTTTAGCAATGAATATATATTGTATGGGATATAATGCTAGAAAACAAGTAGTCCCATTAAATGATGCACTTAAACAAAATGTACAAACATATCTGGGACAATTTAGATTAATGACAGATGCAATTAATATTAAAGATGCGTTTATCATAAACATTGGAATTGAATTTGAAGTAATACCAAAACCAAATTATAATGCATCTGAAGTAGTTTTAAAATGTGTAAGTAGATTAAAGGAATTACTACATATCGATAATATGCAAATTAATGGACCAATAATAATTTCAGATGTATATAGTAGTTTAGATAATGTAGAAGGAGTACAAACAGTAGCAGACGTAGACATCATTAATAATTATGATACAAATTCGGGATATTCTGGAAACGTTTATGATATGAAAGCAGCAACATTAAATAATATAATTTATCCATCATTAGATCCTTGTATATTTGAAGTTAGATATCCTAATTCAGATATTAAAGGTCGAGTTGTAGGATTATAAGGGATTAGAATATGCAACATCAAATATACATAGAAAGAGATGCAACGATATATGAAAGAAAGGAATATCGTAATACAGGTATAGACCAGATATTAGAATTAGTAAAAACTACATCTGGTTCAAAGTTAGATGACCAATGGCAGGTTGGAACATATAATACTCGTATATTATTAGATTTTGCAGGAACACAATTTACAGATTTATCTCAATCTATTCATAATGGAAATATTGGATCTACAGATCGTAAATTTTATTTAAATTTAAAACATATTTATTCAACCGATTTACCAATAACGTATACATTATATGCATACCCAGTATCTGAATCATGGAGTAATGGAACTGGGAATTACGCAGATATTCCAGAAACGCGTAATGGAGCATCATGGCGTTTTAGTGATAATTATGATGATCAAACTGCTTGGAATACTGGATCAGCTCATAGTATAGGACAAATAGGAGTACAGCAACCATTAGGAGGAGGAACATGGATAACAGGTTCTGGGTATGAGGCATCACAATCATTTGACTACCAATCACCAGATGTAAGAATGGATGTAACAGATATAGTTAATAAATGGTTAGCTGGAACGATACCAAATTACGGATTTATATTAAAACAACAGTATTCCACAGAGGTTGGAGATAGTAATAGTTTAAATTTAAAATTCTTTTCAAAAGATACTCATACAGTATATGCTCCTAAATTAGAAGTAGTTTGGAATGATTATACCTTAACCGGTACAACAGATATTGTACATCAAACAAATAACGGAGGACCAATTGTATACTTTAAAAATATAGAAGAGAAATATCCAGAAGGTTCAAGAGTGAAATTTCGATTGGGTGCAAGATCAAAATATCCAACTAAAACATATACAACTGCATCGTTTTATACTACAGATTCAAGATTGACAAAAACCAGTTCTTATGCGGTATGTGATGCAGTAACAGGAGAAACATTATTAGATTATGATGATGTATATACAAAGATTAGTGATGATGCAAATGGAAGTTATTTTAATTACTGGATGAATGCATTAAGCCCAGAACGATATTATAAATTTAAGATTAGATCAAAATATAGTGATAGCGAAATAAAATATTTCGATAATGGTTATTACTTTAAAGTGGTAAGATAATATGGCAAATTTACCTGTAAAATCAGCAGTTGATGTACGGATTGCAACCGATGAACATATATTCAAACGTTTGAATAAAAAAATCAATGGATTAAATCGATCTATAGAATCAACTCCTACAATTCAAAATCAAGGAGATTTAATAAAGCCTGATGGAACAATTGCAAAAACAAATGATGATATTAGATTAATAGAAGGAATCCCAAGACGTACTCCTACAGGACTACTTGAATATCATGAAGAAACTCCTAAAGAAAATTTTCCAGTAAAAGTTCGATTAGAAACAATTAAATATGAAACAGATTCATTTATGGATGCAGTCGATGTAGATTTTGGTCATTTTCTTCAAGGATACGATCATAATACAATATTACCGACACCAAACATAACAGTGTCATCAGGACCTGTAATAGCTAATCCGCAAATAGAAGTAATTGACCTTAATGAAACTGTAGATGATGATTCTGACGAAGAAGAAGTAAAAACAGCTTCTGAGGAGCATGGAGAAGAGCCAAAATTATTAACAGAAATAAACGCCGCAGGTGATTTATCTGGAGTAGGTGGAATAATATGGATGGTTTGGAAAGGAGTAAGATATAGATTTTATAACGGAATTTCAACCAATACAATTACTGACAATGCAGTAATGACTACAAGTGGTCATTCAGTAGTAAATCAGGACAAAGCAATAATAGGATTAACAAATACAAAAGATGGAAGAAATCTTGAAGTATTCATGGTAGATAGAGATATGAATTACAATAATGTAGACATTGTACCATCTGCAGAAATTAACGAAATTAAAACAATTAGTTCATTAGTGAACTCCGATGTGGGTGAAGAAATTGAATGGGGTAGTCAACAAAAAGACGGGTTTATTTATAATACAAACTCGATCGAATACAATGGTACAGAATACGAACCAGGAGATATTATACAACCTGCATATCTAAATAATGTGGAGATAGATATTGAATTCTTACCAGATATCAGACATAGATGGACAGAATATCACCCATCTGATACAAACAAACCAGCTTTAAAACCACAAATATATACTCCTACAGGAACAGAAGTATTAACAAAAGAATGGGAAGGTAAATTAATACGTGGATATCTTAATGGAGACCATATTGGTTTCTTTATGGTTGTAAGAGGAGAAATGATGAAATGTGGTAATGATAGTTTCAGAAATTATACATTAAAACATAATTTACCATTTCTTGAAACAGAAGATGGTAATAACTGGTCAGGATATCATGATAATTCTTATACAGTTATGGATTGGAATAATCTTTCACAATTAGGATATCCATCAACAATGAAAGCTTTTAAAGATAGAATTGATCATGATGACCAAATCATAACACTTGCACAACATCATAACGGAAAAGGATGGAACGTCAAGCTAAGACCAGGAAAATATGTTGCAAAAGGAACTATTATAGTTCCTCCTGGATATACAGAAGTAAGACAGTGGCCAAACAATGATGCATCATATATAAAAGTTCCAGAAGGAATGAAAGCTACAGTATATGATCTTGTTAATAAAGATGATTCTGATTTTGACGCAAAAACATATATAGGACCTAAAACAAAAAACTTTTCTGGAAAGAAAAACGACGATATTTCCAGAATTGTAGTAAGCCTTCATAATAACGGTGAGTTAGGAATAAGTACTGGTGGTGGTTGGATGGGAACTCCAATGTATAAAGAGTATATAGGTGAAGGTGATTATTATAATAAACCACATTTAGCACCGTATAATAAATTATTTGATAGAGGCTTCGGTGGATAGAAAGGATTAAATGTCATTAGATCAATATTTAAATAGCGATAACATAATAAAATCAAGTAAACCACTTGATGCAATGCAACTTCGAGCTGTAGACGCGGATATCATTAATCACGAACTCGTTGAAATAACGAAATTTGATGACCCAGCCTTAGACGAAGTTATAGAATTACATGTATATAATATATTAGGAAGTTATACTACTAGTGATCATGAAGCAGATCATTGGAAACATTTTGCAACAGAAGATAGTTTCATACAATTTGATGTTGCTAAGAATTTTGAAGATCTAGGAATTAATCAAGGTTCATATAAATTAGTTCTAAACTTTCATAGGACACTCATTGGAAATGATAATAACCCAAACTTATATATTAAACAGATCTCACCAGATAGGACAGAACTATTAATTAAAATTGGTAATGATGTTATAAATCAAAAATTAAAATCTACAACAACCTTAGATGTACCTGAGGTAACTACCAAAGAACAGTTAATGATGTTCCACACCAGACGTCAAGAATTATGCGGAGAAAGTGGATTTAGAAACTTATTATTCATGAATTTTGGTCGTAACGAACTGTACCAATTCGTTAATTATGTATACCTTCAAGGAATGGAAGAATTATATGTTAAGTTATATCAACCATTACCTTTAGATGTAAGAGAAAAAAGAAGATTCTGGATAGTTCAACAAGTTAGACAACCATATACAGATAATGTTGTTTTATACAAAAGACCAGTTGTAGCTCCAAGTAGGACGTTAAAAGGACCAAACTTTGAAACGGATGTAAAATATGGAAAAATTGTTGAAACTAATTTTCAAAATTGGAACGAATTATTAGGAAGTTCTTTATCTACATCACAACAAATAATAGATAAAGTATTCAGTGGATCATTAGCAGGATCTCATTTAGGTATTGATTATTCAGGATTTCAAAATTTTGTTAATTATAGTTCTGGAGCAGAAAGAATTGCAAACTTTAAATATAAGGTTGGATTGATTGAATATTATGATGCTCAAGTCGGAACATTAAATAATATATCAGAGTCATCAGAAGTAAATGCTAATAAAGTATTATATAGAAAATATAAAGATAATGTAATTGGTGGATTTGATGGATTTGAAAAATATTTGTATTATGAAAATTTAATTTCTGGATCACATTATACACATGGTGTATCTGGTTCAAATATTTTTCATGATACATTCCATATTGATACTTGGCCAAAAGAAGGATATGGAGTATCTACCACAGGTAAACCAGTTATTAAAAATCAATATACATTATGTCATACAACATCTTCTCAAGCTATAGCATGGTATGAAGGAATACATGCATCAGCATCATTATGGGATGTACATAATTCAAATGCTTTAATAAAAACAGTTCCAGAACATATTAGAGATGATGCACAAAACTCAGAGTTTGAAATCTTTGTTAATATGATAGGTCACCATTATGATATCATGTGGTCATATATTAAACATCAAACAGATGTATGGAATAGAGATGAACATTACGCTCACGGATTATCAAAAGACTTATTATATGATGCAGCAAAAGGATTAGGATGGCATTTAGTAAATGGAAATCAATCTGAAAGATTATTTGAATATTTATTAGGTACAAATGAAGAGGGAGAATATGGAAAGATAAATGAAAGATCAATAAAAGATTTACATTTATATGTTCCATTCGATGAAGGACGTCCTGATTTTGCAAGAAAGAATTTTATAGATTATAGTGGTAATCTTAATTTATTAGAAGATTATAGTCAACCAACATTTGTAAAAGGTAAACATGGCCATGGAGCATATTTTGATGGTTCGAATTATTTAAAATATAATACGGTAATCGATTACAGTAATAAAGATTATGCAGTTTCCTTTTGGGTTAAAGATGTTACTCAAGGAGGAAATGGAGTAACAGAAGGAATTATCTTTGACGCATCAAGTGGTTCGTATGGAACTACCGCTGCAGGAAGTGGTTTTGTAGTTAAATCACATAAAAATGCTGGAATCCATTTGAACCAATACTACTCAGGTTCGGGAGGGTACCATGGTATAACACTAGGTCATGCAACTTCATCATATAACCGAGCAGTATCATCGTCATATCTAGATATTGATACAGTAGAAGGAGCATCGACTAATGGTAACTCAAATGGTTGGCATCATATTTTATTTAATGTAGATAGATCTGCAAACATGACATCATACTTTGATGGAGTACTAGTAGACACTACAGATATTAGTGTTAGTTCATCACATGATATAGGACCAGAACAAACAGGTGATTATCCAAAACCTATTATTGGAGCAAGAGATGAAGATAATTCTGGAACTCCAACGAGTAATTTTGTAGGCTCATTAGATGAGTTTAGAGTTTATAACAGATTACTATCTGCAGATGAAATATCTGAGTTATATACAAATGTAACTAATTACGTTACTCAATCATCAGCGACAGTATATGCAGAACCAAAAGAAGGATTGACTCATCAAGTATGGAGAAGGGTAGTTAATAATTTACCTTACTTACTTAAAACAAAAGGAACATCTAGATCAGTTAAAGCTTTATTATCATGTTATGGTATTCCAGAATCTTTATTAAGTATAAGAGAATATGGTGGACCAAAAATGGCCAAAACAGAACCCGCAGGAATATATGATCAATTTACATATGCATTAGAATTCGCTAGTGGGTCAGGAGGACATTCATCATTAGTCTGGCCAGCAGATTATTATAATACCACAATTGGTAATTGGGGATATATAAAACCATATCTAACTGAAGGTGCAGATATACCTGAACAAACAAGAGAATTTAGATTCAAACCTGCAATAACGTCAAGTATGTTATTATTCTCAACAGCATACCATACAAGTGGAGATCATAGAATAATGTCACACCTTGCAATTGAACATACAGGTTCATATTCTGGAAGTGGTAATTACGGTAGAGTACATTTAATACACGGTCGATCGATGGCTAATACAACTCCAATGAGTGCGTCATCGGATTGGGTTCCAATATATGATGGAAATTTTTGGAATTTAAGATGGTATTGGCAAGCAACCGGTTCAGATTCTGGAATATATAATAATGCAGCAAACTTAAATACAACATACCATGTACAAGTACAACAAGCATCAGATTATGTAACTGGACAAATAGTACATTCAGCCAGTTTAAGTTTAACACCAATATTTCCAGAACATTTTAATGCATGGGCTACTTCTAATGAATCAAGAGGATCACACCTAGGAGGAAATACAGGATCATATTCAAATGGAAATCAACATAAATGTAATGAATATTTAAACCGAGCATTACATGGTAATGACGTTTCAATACCATCACCAAATACACAACCAGGTTGTGGAACATTCTCTGGTTCAATGCAAGAATATAGAGAATGGTTAGAAGATCTCGGACAAAGTGCATTTGATAAACATACATTGAATCCAAAATCATATGTATCAAGTTTATCACCATCATCATCATTTGATACATTAGTAAGACATTATCCACTCGGAACTAATCAGATTGGATATGATCATACTAAAACATTATTTATATCATCAAGTCATCCTAACCAAGCAATATTAGATTTTTCAGATCCAAGTGGTTCTGATTCAGGAGATACATATGCAACAGCATCAGGATTTTTAACTCCAGCTGATACAGTAAATAATGATCATTATGAACGTGTAGATGAGACATATTATATACATGGACCAAGTATTGGAGGAAAAAATCTTAAATCTGCAAAAATAAGAATAGAAGATAATAAATTAGTTCATCCATTAGATCATGAAACGCGTGGTGAAGTTAGTGAATATGATATAGCATCTACTGATTCAAATAAATTAGGAATATTCTTTTCACCTCAAGACATGATTAATAAAGATATATATAATCAAATAGGTGGAACTGCATTAGATGATTATTTTGGCTCTGCAGAAGATCAATATAAAGATGAATATCCTAGATATAAAAACTTTGCATACCAATACTGGAAAAAGTATGATAATGATAATGATTTAAATGCATATATAAGAATTTTTGCATTATTTGATTTCTCATTCTTTACACAAGTGAAACAATTAATCCCGGTAAGAACAAATGCTGATGTAGGATTAATTATTGAACCAAGTGTATTAGAAAGATCAAAAGTAATGGTCGAAGCTCAACCATCAAGAGAAGAATTACATTGGGAAGATACTATACCAGATCCATTTCCAGATCCATTAATGGAACCATTACATTATACAGCTTCAATTGGTGTAACGGAACCTGTGCATGGAGAACCAATGCATTATACAGCTTCAATTGATAATAAATGGACAGCTGATGCTGAACATCTGACCTATACAAGTTCTATACCTGGAAATATTATAAATCTTACATCTGACATGTCTGGAAGTTTAACTTCCTCAATAAATATAACAACAGGTTCTATGTCAGCCGACCATATACTTGTATTACGAATGCCACATTCAGGATCTAATGATGCACCAGATCCAGGAATAGATTTATTTAGAATTCAAAATGGTTATCCAGGAGCTGTTTATAAACATGTAGGAGTTGTACTTTCAGGTTCAACTTGGATAACGTCATCAAAACATTCATTAGAATATTCACCTACTGGTTCTCATATATATGAACAAAGAAAATCAGCGACATTCCAAAAGAAAGTTTTTCATTACGGACCAGCCGATGCAGCTGCTAGACATTATCCATTAAATGTAAGAAAGGCAAATGGTAAATTTTTAGATTTAACTACCAATTATGCACATAGTATTTCGCATTCAAAAGTATTAGCAGGAGATACCGCTAATAGTAGTACAGGTAATCCTCTTCCAATTGCATCACCACAATATGAATCAGTAACTCATAATAGATTTACAGGAAACTTATTAGTAATTAGTTGTTCTTTATCGCAATCAGTAGATAAAAGAGGAAAAGAATATGTACAAATACCTAACTTAAGATTAGGTGGTGATTATGGATATAAAGAACGTTGGACATTATCATGGCTTATGAAAGAGGCGGCAGGGTTCCATGGCACAGGTAGTATATTTATGGGAGCAGATAATGATACCGCTACTTCTGCAGAAGATAATAATCCATCAATGTTTACTGCTACTTCTCAACCATATTTTGCACTTTCATCTGCAGGTCCATTACAAGTAAGAGCCTTATCAGCCGATTATTGGTCATCACCAAAAAAAATAATAACATCAAGCCTAAATGATAGAACAGATCTAAATCATTTTGTAATTACATATGATGGAAGAGAACCATCTAATGCAGTTATGGAATTTTGGCAAAACGGAATAAGTTTAGGAACTTCAAGTAAGGCAATTGGAAGTGATCCAGTAAATTCAGGATCTTTTGGTTTTGAAGCAATAGGCTCAGGATATGTATCCGGTACAAGAACTTTAGGATTCTCTGGAAGTATTGGACAAGTAAGGGCATGGAATAAAAAATTAACTACTCAAGATATTCGATACTTAAATAAGTATCCACATTTAAGAGCAGAAAGAGATATAGATACACAACAAAGAAGAGGTCGTGAAACTATGACAAGAAGAATAAGGAGCAATGGGTTTGCACCATTAACAGATTTAGGACAATGGGCAACAAGCCATTCATTACAACCAGCAGATTATAGAGATGATCCAGCCGACTCATCTTATTATGAAGGTTCAAAATTAACAGCCCCAGCAATTAATGTACCATCAACAGACGATATAAATGGCGAAGAAGTAGTAAAAGTAACAATAAGAAACAGATATAGTTTAGTATATAAGAAAGATTTACCAGATGGCGCTAATTTAGATGTTGTATAAATGGTATACTTTTTACCTATAAACATATTTATTTAAAAATAAAGAGGAATTAACTATGGGATATTTAGATAACAGTTCAATTACGGTGGACGCAATATTGACAAAAAAAGGACGTCAATTATTAGCAAGGGGCCGTGACGAATTTAAAATAACACAATTTTCGCTTGCAGATGATGAAATAGATTACGATTTATGGAACCCAGATCATCCGCTTGGAACAGCATATTATGGTGTTGTAATTGAGAACATGCCGGTAATAGAAGCATTACCAGACGAAACACAGATGATGAAATATAAGTTAGTTACATTACCATCTAGATCAACTAGAATCCCTGTAATTTCTGTACAGAATAAAAATATTACATTATCAAGTGGTGGTACAGCTTCAATTAGACCGTATACTAGAAACTTTAATAGAGGAAACCAAACATTTGGCTATACAGCAATTTTATCTGATTCAGATGCAGCCTACATAAGAGTAACTAGAGGAACAGGTAGGTCAGGAGCAGGAGCAACAGTACCAGCATTTATTGGTGATAACGAAGCAGCTCAAACAGTAACGGTACAAGGATTGTCATTTGAAATTATAGCAAAAGCTCAACCAGTCGAAGATAAAACAGCAACTATAACAGTTGTTGGTAATGAAACAGGTGGTAGTGTTACTATTAACTTGACAATAGAAAAACAAGAATTAGAAACAACACCAGGAGTAGCTTTAGAGGCTATGTAATAAATAGGGATAATAAATTATGACATCATTAAAAAGAAACAAATCAAGTTATAACGGTTCTTCCATGATCGCGAGAGGAGGTTGGGGTGGCCGATTTAAAGCCAGAAGTCCAAGATCTAGGGTAGCTAGTCCAATGAGGTCTCGACCAAGTAGAACTTCACCAGTCTTACAATCTGATAGTGTAAGAGATATAGCTAATGCGGCTAAGATAAGAAATATCGAAATAGAAAGAAGAGCAAGACAAATTGCAAATCAATTAATTGCTCAAAGAGAAAGAGCGAGATTAGCTGCACGAAACGGACGAATCTTTACGGAATTTGATCTTGATACTGATGTTATCCCAAATCAGCAAGAAATAGTAACTAGAGGATTATTTCCAAACAATACAGGTAATCAACTTACAT